AAAGCAACAACAATGTTACAGAAGATGGGTTTATTGGCCACTCAACCAGAGCCTACTACCGCATCTACAAAGATATCGCAGAAGCGGTCCAAAACGAAGAAAAAGTAACTATAACGTACAGAGACTTCGCAAAGTGTTTAATCCTCTCACAGGCTGATGTGAGTGAATTTTTCACAGGGGAGTGTTAAGCTTCCAAAGCGTTATAAAACCTCTGTACAAGAAGTCTAGCTTTTTGAGTGAGAGCATATCTTACTCTGTAGTTAATTTTTAATTCATCTCTAAACAAATGATCTTCGTGACTTTGAGAAGGTGTAAGCCGATTAAAATGCTTGTATATATACCCCTCTTTAACTAGGGGAAACACTATTCTTTCTGACAACTTCTTTTTAGAGTAGTTAAAATCTTTTGAAGCAAAATCTAAAGTCCAAAACTCAAGATCATAACCCCACAATAAAAACCTCAACTCTTTTTCAAAGATGTCGTGTTTTTTACAAAATAAATTACTTACCGTCTTATACCTTTTAAGATAGTTCTTTTTTACGTACCTTTGATTTAGATAAGAAAAATCTCGAAATAGCTTTTTTTTTGAAACGTGACTTTTAGGCATTAAAATTAATTTATTACGTAAAGATATGGAAGAACAAGCTTTTTTTTTAGAAATACAACGTTTATCTGAAGAACTAGAAGACGTTATAAAAAAACACGGGATGGAAGATAGGGTTATGTCTATAATGGTTACAGGCCTTATAGACTCTGATATATTCGGAAACGCAAGACTTCAAGCTATGTATAGCTATAGTTTAGACTCACAAGAAGAATTAGAAAGTATATTAGAATTTATTAATAGTACTTGGGACGACACTGACAAAAACAACAAAGGCTATGACGATATAGACGGTTTGTTAAACGGAACAGGAATAGATTTGGAATAAAATGGAAGGACTTATTAGAAAGATTATTATAGGGAAAGACCCTAAAGACGCAATGGCTTACTATATAGGCATGAGAGCTGGCGGAGGTAAGGTAAGTACAATTGTTTTAGACGGAGAACATTTACATAAGTACAATAAAAAAAGATATTTAGTGTATATGGAGGATGACGACACATCTCAAGTTTTATGGAAATCAGTAGATGATATGCCATGTATAATAGAATACGATTGTAATTTTTAAAATGGTAAGAACACAATTATACACCTCAGGAAAGGAGTTTAAAAGACCAAACGGATCTAACTATATTGGAGCTTATCACGTTCATGTTACTCAAGGCGCGATGGCTGGGGGGTTTCACAAAACGGAAGGCCATGACAAACTAACCCCTTCTACGAATGCTGCAAGATCTTTAGTGCAAAAAATAATGAGCGAGCTAAGCGCTTCGCAAACAAAACCCTCAAGACCTCAAAGACTCGCAACACGCGCTCCAAGGCAAACTCCAAGCCGAGCCCCAAGAATGACACCAAGAAGGTCTACTGGTGGCTCAGGATCTGGTGGAGGATATTAAATTAAAATTAAATGAAAACTTTAGACATTTTTGTCGTTGAGCTAGAAAAAAAGATCAATGACACTATAACAACGGACTCTGGGCTAGAGCTGTATGTAGACAACAGATTTAATGAGTTCGAACATAGAGTTACCGAAGGTCCCGTAGTCTGTTCTCCTATTAAGTACAAAACAGGGGTTAAAAAGGGAGACACACTATACTTTCATCACTTGGTGGTTATTAATGAGGGTCAAATCCTAACAGGCAACGACAACCACTACTTAGTGAGGTATGACCCTAACCATACAATAAACAATCAAGCTATAGCTTATAAAAGTAAAAAAACAGGAAAAGTAAAACCACTAGCTGGGTGGGCTTTGCTTGAGTTTGTCGAACAAAAAGAGCTGGAGGTAAAGTCTGATATAATACACGTAATAGACAACAAAGAAAAGCTACCTACTAAAGGGGTGGTTTCTTTTAATAGTCCTTGGCTAAAGGATTTAGGGGTTAAAAAAGGTGATATAGTAGGCTTTAAACAAAATAGAGATTATCGTATAACCATAGACGGGGTGGAATATTTCCGCACCCGCGCAGAAGACTTAATGTATGCCGAAAACTAAATTCACTACAACAGGTGCTGCTACTAGGTTAATGAAAAGCATGGAGGAGGCAATAGACAACATGATTGATGAAATCAGAAAACCCGTTGACCCTGAAATAAACGGATCAGCTCGAAAAGCAGAACTGCAGTCTATTAAACAAACAGCAACAGATTGCAAAGAGCTACTTATAGAAAGACAGCGTTTAGAGCAAATGATAAAAGATCTTAAATCTAATGGGGAAATAGAAGAATATAAAGATTATTCTGGAGGATTTGCAGAAAGGTTTTCTAAGTAACAAAATGTTTATCTTTGCTTTATGAGGGTTAAGAAAAAAAGAAACTATAAACTAGAGTACGCTAAGTACGGCAAAGGCGGCAAAGCAAAAAAATATCGTGCTAAGCTAAATAAAATAAATAGAGATAAAGGCAATTATGGTAATGGAGATAGAAAGGATGAAGCTCATTATGATAAAGGCGGAAAAACAAGACTTCAGCCTCAGTCTAAAAACAGAGCGAACAATAGGCCTAGAGTCAGAAGAAGTAAATAAATTTTAATAAAATGTCAAAGTATATATGTGAGTGTTCAAATCACGAAGAAGATATTAGCAAAGTAACCATGAGTGTAAAGAATGGAAAAGTAGTAAGCTCTGCTCAGTGCCCCTGTGGGAAAACGATGGAGCCTGCCACCCCTAGAACAGGATTCCCTTCACTTGGTCGAATGACCAAGAGTGGTAGCAGCTACTAATGTCCGTCTTACTTGATCTAGATGAATATGATCACCCTGCTATCAAAATTTGCCCCAACGGTACGGAAGGTGAACTTATCGAGCTCGGTGATATACTCATTTGTTTTCCGAAAAGGCCGCCTAAAAAGGAAATTTTCGGATATAAAAAATCAAACCCTATGCAAGTGTGGGAAAGGACACTTATGCCAAAGGAATTGTCTCGTATTCGTTCTATGGATGAGTGGGCGGAAATGCCAAGAGAGTTCCGAGAAAAGTTTCGTCCATATATCGAAGAAGAGTTTCGGCGTAGGCGTGAGGGGTTTTGGTTTTATAACAACGGTGAACCTACATATATTACGGGGAGGCATTATATGATGCTACAGTGGACCAAGATGGATATTGGGTACCCTTACTTTTTAAACTTTCAACGTGAGATATTTTTACACATGGCTGCTTGCGAGGTTGACCCTCGTTGTATTGGTCAGCTTTATACTAAGTGCCGTCGTTCTGGGTATACCAATATATGCTCTGCTGTACTTGTCGATGAAGCTACACAGGTTAAAGACAAACTTATGGGGATACAGTCGAAGACGGGAAAAGACGCACAGGAAAACATCTTTATGAAGAAGGTGGTTTACATGTTTAGAAACTATCCTTTCTTTTTCAAGCCCATACAAGACGGTACTACTAACCCTCGTATGGAGTTAGCTTTTAGGGAGCCGTCGAAACGAATAACAAAAAAGAACAAAACTTCACAAATAGGTGAAGCTCTTAATACAGTTATAAACTGGAAGAACACAACTAATAACGCATACGATGGTGAGAAATTGCACATATTGTATCTAGATGAAGCAGGAAAATGGGAAAGACCTACAGACATAAGAGACGCTTGGAGGATTCAGAGGACTTGTTTGATCGTCGGAAGAAAAATCGTGGGGAAAGCTTTGGTGGGAAGCACGGTAAACCCAATGGAAAAAGGAGGGAGTCAATACAAAGATCTGTGGAGGGATTCGAGCCCTTTAGAAAGAAATGCAAATGGGAGAACTAGAACGGGTTTATATAGGCTGTTTATTCCAGCACATGAGTCTTTAGAAGGATTTTTTGATAAACACGGCATGCCCGTCACAGACGATCCTTCTAAGATTATAAAAGGGTTAGATGGCTTTGATATTATTTTTGGTGCTAAAACCTATCTTAAAAACGAAAGAGAAAGTTTGAAAGATGACCCTTCAGAACTAAACGAAGTAGTAAGACAGTTTCCGTTTACAACAGATGAGGCTTTTAGAGATAGTATAGCTGGAAGCTTATTTAACATAGGGAGGATATATGAACAAATTCAACATAATGATGAGTTATTCCCAAATCCTGTAGTAGTAGGTAATTTTGTTTGGAAAGAAGGAATAAAAGACACAGAGGTTATTTTTAAACCAGATCCACAAGGTAGATTTAAAGTAGCTTGGATGCCACCTGTAGAACTAAGAAATATAAAAAAGACAGAAAGAAACAAACGTGTAGCGCCTAATACAGAGCTAGGGTGCGGAGGTGTAGATTCTTATGATTTAGACATGACGGTAGACGGAAGGGGATCTAAAGGAGCTTTACACTTGTACAACAAATTCCACATGGAACATCCATCTAATATGTTTGTGTTAGAGTACGCTTCTCGCCCACCTTTAGCTAAAATCTTTTATGAGGATGTGTTAAAAGCTTCCGTGTTTTATGGATATCCTATTTTAATTGAGAATAACAAGTATGGTATTGCAAGGCACTTTGAGTCAAGAGGTTATGATGGCTATCTTATGGGTCGCCCAACTCACTTAAAAGCAGCTAACACCAAAATAAACGTTAAAACAAAGGGCATCCCTTCTAATTCTCAAGATGTTATACAAGCTCACGCTCACGCTATAGAGGCTTATATACACAACCATGTAGGTGTAAACAGAGAAACGGGTGAGGTTGGAAATATGTATTTTAACAAAACCCTAGAAGACTGGATTGGTTTTGATATAAACAATAGAACTAGGTTTGACTTAACAATAAGCGCGGGGTTGGCGCTCCTTGCTGCGCAGAAAGTTAAGCTTAAAAAATCGAAGTCAAGTTTAAATGAAAAAAAATTCTTTAGAAGATATGCCTCAACTAATTAAAAACCCCATGTTTCGTATATTTGCAAAAATGAACTCCCTCTAATGTACAAAAACGAAAACAACAAAGCTGGAGGCTTCCCAGATCCTCTTTCTTCAAGAGAGCGAAAAGAAAGTAAAGAATATGGGTTGCAGTATGCAAAAGCAATAGAGAATCAGTGGGGACAGACTAACGACTCTGGATCTTCGTATAAAAAACGAAACAACATATTTGAGCGTAATAGAGACTATGCTAACGGAACTCAAGACACCAACATATATAAGCAGTTATTAACCTCTCTAGACCCTAATAATGTAGACGGAAGTTTAGTGAACCTTGATTATACGCCTGTTCCTATACTGCCTAAGTTCGCAAGAATCGTATCAAATAAAATTCTTTCTAGAGAGCCTTATCCAAACTTAGAAGCAGTAGACCCTGTTTCTTCTTCAGAAAAAAACAAAGAAAAGGTTAGGCTAACAACTCAAGTTCAAGTAAAAGCAGACCTTGCGGCTTTAAAAGCAGAAACAGGAGGGTTAGTACTAGATAAAGATCCTGATCTCCTCCCAGACACTTTAGAGGAAGCAGAGATTTTCCTAAACACTAATGTAAAGACCGACGCAGAAATAGCGGCTCAGATAGGCACTAATATGACTTTGCAGTGGGCTGGATTTAATGATAATATTTTTCGAAGATGCGTTAACGATCTGGTGGCTTGTGGAATGGCCGTTGTTAAAAGAACTAACGATCCAAACTACGGCATAAAGCCGAACTATGTTGACCCCGCCTCTTTTATACATAGCTTTACTGAAGATCCTAACTTTGAGGATATCGTTTATGCAGGCCATATAAAAAGTATTTCTATACAGGAATTAAAAAGATTAGCAGGGGGTTCACTTCAGGAGAAAGATTTTGAAAAGCTAGCTACTAAAGCTGCGCGAAGCAAATCTCACTCTACTCACAACTTTTCTGGCAGCACATATGATCAAGGCTCGCAAAAAAATAAGCACGGGTACGACGACTATATGATTGACATTATAGATTTTGAATTTACCTCTGTTGATTGTATGCACTTTGAGGAAAAAGAAAACAAACACGGAAACAGAAACTTTTTTTATGAAGGGTTTTCTTATAAAGAGAAGTCAAACAAAGGTGTTTTTGAAAGAATCCCTCACAGAATGGATATAACTACTATTTATGGTGGTTTGTATATTATGGGGACAGATGTAATTCTTAATTACGGTATGAGAACAAACATACCTAGGAATAAGCATGATATTTCAAAAGCTCGAATGAGTTATTCTGTTGTTGCTACGAATATGCGGAGGATGGTACCTAAGTCTATGATAGACAGCTGTGTTGGATTTGCAGATATGCTTCAGATAACGCACTTAAAATTGCAACAAGCTATAGCTAAAGCCAAACCTGATGGTTTAATTATAGATATTGAAGGTTTAGAAAACGTGCAATTAGGAAAAGGAGGTGAACTGCAGCCTTTAGAGCTTCACGATATATACGAGCAGACGGGTGTGTTTTACTATAGGAGTAAAGACCCAGAAGGAGGTTTTCAAAACCCTCCAGTAAGGGAAATAAATAATAGCATTAGAAACGTCAATGAGCTAATAGGTTTGTATAACCATTATCTGAGGATGATAAGGGATGCTACTGGAGTTAACGAGGCTATGGATGCAAGCTCACCTAAAGGAGAAGCTTTAGTGGGGGTTAGAGAACAAGCCATAGCGGCTGGAAATAACGCTATATACGATATAACAAATTCTTCTATGATTCTTTTCAAAAAGGTTTGCGAAGACGTTGTTAAATGTCTCCAGATAATACCTAAAGAGTCTGTTCTTATGAAGGTTTATCAAAATGCTATAGGTGAAGAAAACATGAAGGTGTTAAGCTCTTTTAGTGATTTACCTATGTACAACTTTGGTGTAAGCGTTCAAAAAGAAATGGAGGACAATGAGAGAGCTTATTTAGAGCAAAACATTCAAATGGCAATTTCTCAAAAAGAAATAGACCTAGAGGATGCTATAGCTGTAAGAAATTTAAAAGACGTAAACCAAGCTGAAAGGCTTTTGGTTGTTCGTAGAAAAAAACGCATAGAAAGAGCTCAAGAACAAGCATCTCAAAACTCCCAAATGCAATCACAACAAGCTCAACAAGCAACACAAGCTGCTTCTCAAGCTCGTCAACAGGAAATGCAAATGGAGGCTCAGATAGAAGCTCAAAAGCTACAACTAAAGTCTCAGCTAGAGATTGAAGTAGCTAGAGCTAAACACGAGTTTGATAAAGAAATAGAAACTATAAGGGCAAGCGCTACTTTAGGTTTTAAAACAGACGATCAGGAGTTTAAAGAAAAATTAGAGGTTTTAAAAGAAGATAGAAAAGACAGCAGAGTAAAAAAACAAGCCTCTCAGCAAAGCAAACTTCTTTCACAAAGACAAGGCAAAAGAGGTGAGCTTCAAGAAGGAATGGATTTATTAGCTGAAGCAACAGAGGTTACAGAAAACATATTAGAGCAATAATGGCAAATAAAGTAAATTTAGACGTATCTGAGAAATTAGACATAACTTGTAGACGCGGTGACACATTTTCGCTTACTGTGACATTAAAGGATTCTTCGGGAACAGCTTTGACTTTAATCACCAGTGAATATAAATTTTTAATACAAGTTTATAGCGCGGGAAGGAGAGCTATGTCCCCTGTCATAGGTAGCACTAACTTAGGGATAAAGGTAAGCAATGTTTTTGAAGAGTTTGTTATTGATGATAGTGGAAATGTAAC